TAGTGCCGTCATGCTTCCACCGCGTTCTGCTTTCCGTAACGCAAATAGCGCATCCTCGCGCCGGATATAATCAGCCATAAGGCATACCTCCTGCAATAACTCCGGCCATCCCATCCGGCAAGGCGTGGAATGGGTCGATTGTTCGTATAATTTTCAGCCGCAAGAGCCTTTCCGCCTGCCGCTTGGTCAGCCGCCGCTCTCGCTCCTTCGGCGGCAGCTCGCCCTTTGCCGCCGCGATAGCGGTCGGGTTGTGTTTATGTTGGCCCATCGATTGGCCTCCTGTTCCAGGCAGCTGCTGCCTCATCGCGTTCGTCAATAATGGTTTCGATTTCCCCGGTCCCAGACAAACGTATTGACAGCTCATAATCTATTCTGGTGAGCCGGACGGGGCAATCTTGGCATTCTACTCCAAATCGCCATCCGACGATGCCTTTTCCATATTCTGTAGAGCTCACAACGACTTTCGCCTCCCCGCCGCAAAACGGGCACGGTTTCAGTTTAGCCATCCTTCTTGCCCTCCTCTACACGCGACTTAAGCCATTCTTTGATTTGCATCGCGCAGGAGCAGCAAAGCTCAATATCAGGTGATTCCTCAAGGAACGCGCTTCGTACGTTTACATACGTCGCAGAGCTTGTGGGGTTTATCTCCGCCCCGCAGCGGTCACATACTCGTTTTGTTGCCATCCTTCTTGTCCTCCATTTCCTGCAGTGCCGCTTCGCGGCTGATGTATTCGTCAGGCATCTTCTCTCTTCCTCCTCTTCTTCCGACACTCCGGGCAAAACCATCCACGTTTCCCAACGCTCCACCCACCGCTTCTCGCAATCCTCGCGGCAGTAGATTGTGAAACCGTGTGGTTTATCCAGCTATATGTGGCTCCGCACGTATCGCAAGAAAAATAAACGTTATACGCCATCCTTCTTGCCCTCCATTTCCTGCAAAGCTTTCTCGGCTTCTTCGCGGCTCAAAAATACGGTCTTGCCGATGTCCTCTGCGCAGATTTCCATGCCGTAACCAGCGTACTTAATCGTGCCGTCTTCGTAGACGTGTAGACCTTCAAAGCGAGACTGCGCCAGAATGCCGCCTACCTTCTCCCAGTAAATCGCATCCGGTGCGCACGGCAGAATCAGGACGCGCCCGTCCTTGTCGGCTTTCATCAGCTCCACCATTCGTGAGATGGAGTAATCATAGCCGGAAAGCGTTTCCTCTATCTCTCGCGCCTCGGCGCACGCCTGCGGGGATAATCCCGCATCTTCGTAAGCCTTGAGCCTTTCCCAAACCAGCCTCTGCGTGCAGGTGCCGTCCTGCCGGCACGCCGAGTCTCGGCACTGCGCAATGTCGCAGAAGTTTCCTTCAAATGTCAGTCGCTCCAATTCTCCATCTCCTTCCCGACGTATTCACAATATGCTTTCTCAAGGCGCGCGCCTGCGCTGTCCTTCGCGTCTGGCAGGAAAACGACCAAGTCCGCTACGTCGATCATCGCCATACAAATGCGCATATAGTCCGCAGCCTCCATCCCCTCCGGCAGCTCCGCCGGATTCAGCACGATGTTCCCACACATCCGCAACCCCACTGCCGCCCTTTGAAATTTCGCCTGACACCCCTGATCGCCCGTGATTTTACCGGCGATGTAAATCTTCATGCTTTTCCATCCTTTCCCGGCAGCGGCACCATATGGCATTTATCTGCCGCAAATTCTGCGACATAGAGCAGCGCAGTGCAGGCAAGCAGGATGTCGGCCATGAGCTCTTGCGCATCTTGCTCTCCAAGCCCATCGAAATTTTTCTTCTGCAGGTACTCTGCGTACATAGCGCCAAGCTTTTGGATATTCTCCGCGGCTTCCTGGTACCGTTCTTTCGGCACCGTATACCCAAATCCTACCTTTTTGATTTTGCTCATGCCTTTTCTCCTCCCTCCGGCTCTTCCGGCAATCCGCGCCATTCCCAGTGGTCGCCTCCGCACCCGTAACAACGGCATTTTTCCTCACATCTATCGCACCAGTGCGCAACGTCTGTCCCGGGCTTGACGCATACCGCACAATTTTTGCACGTATCGCAATCTTTTCCATTTTTAGCAATCTCGAGCAGCGCGTCCCTCTCGGCTTCTACCTTCGCATTCTCGGCGGTCAGGCGCTCGATCAGGTCGGCTGCCGCCCCAGCCAAGTGTTCGACGCATCGGTCCTCGCCCCAAAGCTTGCACTCTCTGCAATTGCTGTCTATTTTCCCGCACAGCCGCAGCGCCTGTATAATTTCCTTGTCTGTCATGGCGTATCCCTCCAAAATTCGTTGAACTTTTTCCCAGTGATAATCGGGCGGCACCATTCGCGCTGGAATCTCCGCCACTCAGAATCGTACTTTCCATCCTCTCCGCGAAACAGCATGGCATACGGCACGAATCCAGCACGCATGGTCTGCGCCAGGCGCTTTTCAGCGTCCTCAAAGCTGTCTCCGTCGTAGCCGCACAGCACATAGCAGCACATGGTATGGCTTACCGGGCGAAATCCTGCAGATCGAAGTTTCTTGCCCATCTCTACCAGCGGTTCCAGATCATCACGAGTGTCATATGCCGTGTATAGCCTCGCCGGTTTTACCTCATGTAAAATGTCCGCTTGCCATTGCTGCAATAGTGCCGGTTCTAAGCCTCCCGTAAAAATTGCCCTGTGTTTCTGCCTCTTAAGCATGTCACAAACTGCCCGAAAATGCGTTTCTGACGTTCCAAGAATGTTGTCGTCAAGGATGTTCCAGCCGTCCACGATCGGAAGCTCCCGAATTACGCCATGCGCGCAGCGCGGTACGGAGCAAAACCAGCAGTCCTTTGTGCATCCCCGCGAGGTAAAAATCAAACCGTCACGCAGGTAAAGCCCCGGTGTGAAGTCTCCCATGCGATCATCGAATGCCGGACCGCCGACTTCTACCGGTACGCCGAGAATCTGCCATGTGTCGTATAGTTCCTCTGCACGTTCCAAATCCCACGTGAACGTCACGGAAATATGTACCTTTGTCACTCCCGCCTTGATGCAGTCCGAGATGTTCTCAATCGTCGGCTCACTGAAGAACGCCAGCGCATCAGTCGGCGAAGCGTTTGTCTTTCGTGGAAATACACGGGCAATCGCGGTCTGCTCTAAATCGCTCACGTCACATTTCCCCTCCTATTTTCCGTTTCCCTCTTGCTGCTCTCCGGCAGTTTCTCGCCCCGCCATCGGTCATCTGGCTTATGTCGACGATTCTGGCGCGTTTGTCGTAGCCCGCGTTCCGTTCAGCCTCATAGGCAAGCCACGCTTCGCAGGTAGCCCCACAGCCCGGTTCGCGTCGCGGGCAATCCCTGCCGCATGGTCCGGCGTATTTTAGCCTGATCATGTCTTCCTCCTGACCTGCACCGTCACTTCCGCCTCCCAGCACTCCGGTTCCCGGACGGTGATAATCTTCCACCGCCCGTCCTCCGGGTCCTTGACGCTGACGAGGTAAAACGTCTTGTTCTGCATCTTCTGCGGATACTTCCGCGCCCTTAAAGGCGTTCTGAGCTTCGGCATGAGCCGTTGGTAAATCGGCAGCGGTTCCGGTATGACAATCCAGACCTCGATTCCCTGCTTCATCATGCTTCCTCCCCCAACATCCGCTGAATCGCCGCCCGCTGCACATCGGACAGCTCGTCCCCGTGATGCTGCACGTTGTAGCCCGGCTTCTTCCCCGGCTGTGACGGCGCGCCCTTCTCACGTTCTTTCGATTCCCACGTCAAAAACTTCTGTTTCCAGTTCCGTACGGGGTCACCCTTCCCGTCGACCCAGTTTCCGGCAGAATAATAGTCGAAAAATTTCTGTGCCAGATTCTGGACTCCACGCTCCTTCGCGTATGCGGAAACCTCTTCCAACGTAGGTGGTATAAATTTCTTACGTTTCTTCTCAGAAATAGAACTACTCTCTTTTCTATTTCCATTTCCATTTCCTAAAGGTAATACCGTGGTATTACCGCAAGCACTACCATCAGCCATACCAGAGTTATCATTTTCTTTGTTCCAACGCTTGCTGATGTTCTCCCTTTGACGCTGGCAATGTTTGTCTCTTTTTTCGATTTCAAGCTCCATCCGGCGATTAAAGTACTTGCCGTCCTCATCCTTCTGAAACTTGCTCATAACCTCGTCTGACGGCTTTTTGACAGCCCGTATGATTTCCTGCATCGTCATATGCCCGCGCTCTCTTTGGAGGCACAGGAGCGTGATATACTGCCCACGCTCCCGCATATCCATCAAGGCACAGCCGGATAGGAAATCCGATGTGTAAAACAAGACGGCAGGGTCTTTGTTGTTTGCCATCCCGCCACCGCCTTAGACCGGCGGCTGATCGCCGTCATCTTCGTCCATCATCGTAAACCCGCCGGGGTTTGCCGGGTCCTTCGGCTCCGAAGATTTCTTTCCTTCGCCGAAGTAAACACGGTTTGCTACGACCTCGGCAGACCGGCGCTTGTTCCCGTCCTTGTCCTTCCAGTCGCGCAGCTGCAATCTACCGTCCACGACCGCCATACTGCCCTTGAAGAAGTATCCGCTGACAAAATCAGCTGTTCCCTTCCAGGCGACGCAGTCGATAAAGTCCGTCTCTTTCTCTCCGCCCTCCGGCGTAAAATCTCGGTCAACCGCCAGCGTGAAGGATGCAACGGACGTTCCGCCCTGCGTCTTTCTCAGTTCCGGGTCGCGCGTGAGCCGACCCATGATCACAATGTGGTTCAGCATGCTTCCTCCTTCTCCCCGAAGATGGTTTTCAGGATAGCGTCAACCTCATACGATTTCAGTTCTTTGTACGCTCTCTCGAGCATCTCAAGCTTTGTGCTTCTCGACACCAGTTCCTTATACTGGTATGCGTCAAGATAAACAAGTGATTTGCGTTCTTCCATGCTTACATCCCTTTCTTATAAATCAGTTTCGTTTCATCCCAATCGGGATATTTCATTTTGAGATACCATTTGATGTACTCTTTCATGTGCTTTCGCTTTTCCGTCTGGTCAAAGTCGTTGTGGCACTTATCGCAAAGCGTCACGATATTCTCTTCAACCCCAATCCCGCCCTGCGACCGTGGGATGAAATGACACCACGGATTGCCGGGGTGGAGGCAGACGATGCAGAGCCCGCCGTCGCGCGCCCAGACGGCTTTCTTAACCTTCTCAGGTATCTTCGTCGCCTTCGTTTCCTTTCTCATCCTGCCTCCATTCCAGCGCCATACGCTCGAGTTCTTCCGGCGTAAGCGTTTCAATGCCCTGCTGCTTGCAGTCCTCAACGACCAGATCAATAAGCCGCGCCATTTGCTTTGTGTCGTAGGTGCTCGAGCCGTAGTAGCAAATGATGTTCGTGCAGCCCGGAATTTTTGACGCCATAATCTCCGTACACCAGCCGAGACCGCGCGCTTCCCACCATTCCCGGAACCGCTTGACTGCTGCGTCCGGAGCGCATATCGTATCGGAGTTGTCACCAACATCCGGGATATAGTGCCGATAGATTTCCTCCGGCGGCGCACCCACTTTGACCGAAAGCTTATTGCAAAGCAACCAAAGATATCGGTTTGCATCCCGACTCCGCATCTTCCGGAACTCTTTAATTGCCACTGTGTACCTCTTTCGTGGGTCAAGTTCCCCGGCAACCATACGGGCTTGCGCCGGAAATTCAGGCTTGAGCTTCAGCCAGCTCCCCGAAGCGTCCATGCTCCACGAAGCTTCAACGATGTTCAGTTCTATCAACCGGAATGACCCCCTTTCTAAGGCACTTTGCAAGGTATCGAAGCCGTGGCAGATACTCCCCTTCTATCCATTCCCGATCATACGGTATCGGATGATAGGACAGCCTATCGTCTTCAATCTCCCGAAACCAGTTTCTGTAGTCTTCCGGTTCCAAATGGTACGCCACGATACGCAGCGCCTTTTTCGCCGCGAACATTTCAACCTGTGCTTGCATCCAGTACGCGCGGGACACCTTGAAGGATTCTCCCTTGTGCGTCTTTACCTCTGATATTTCCTGCGCGTCCTCGCCATCCAGATTCACCCGCAGCCGAAGCCGCCGAATCTTGATTTGCCTGTCCATCTTTCGGATGCCGATATACTCCAGAATCCTGTGTTCGTAAGCACTTCCGGTATCCATTTCCAGTGTCGAAAAGTGGTCGCGGTTCACGCCGAGCTTTTGCAGCCAAAAGCTGCGGAATGTCTTTGTGTCCCATCTACCCATGATCGCCGCCGTATCCGACGCGCCGAACCATCCGCTTCTGTCGTGATCGTGTATCATAAGCGTTTCAGCGTATTTTCCAGATACTGAATGTTACCGAACGACGCCATCAGCTGATCGAATTTCTTCTGATTCAGCCCAAGCCCCGAGAGGATATAGCTCATATCCGCCCCGTTTTGCAGTTTTAATGTAATCAGCTGTTCGATTCTCTGCTTGATCGCCATAATGCTGTGCTGGGATAGGTCATCGTCCGCGCGTTCCGTGTCCTTGTCGTTCAGCCAGAGCTTGAAGCCAAGCCCTGTGTGAATTGCCACGCCCTTCACAAAGGCTCTTGCATGAGCGTTGGAAATCCGAAGCTGATTCAATGTGTCATCGTAAACCACTAAGGAACCGTTCATCAGCGGCATATCCATGCGGAATGTCTTATCGTCGATGTGGATTTCGACGGAAACGAAATAGCACCCCGTCGTTCTGCCATTCTTGTCATGGACTTCTTTTGACTGGAATAAGTACCCGCCAGTCTCATTTTTCAGCGGCACAAAATAGACCTCATTCGCCCCGTTTTCGTGAAGCAGCATCTTGCATTTCGCCCACGGGAGATACGGAACTTCAATCGGCTTCCCGCTGTCATCCTTCGCCTTCCGCTTGTCACAGAACGGCAAAACGTCGATCTGTACAAGCTCGTTAAATCCTTTCAGCATACTTTCCTCCTTAAATCTTGCAGACTTGCTTGTCCAAGCCGCACATTTCGGCAATGCGATTCGTGCCATACGTTTCCACCAAATGCTCAATCAGGGCGTTATGTACGTCCCAGTTCTCGCTCGGAAGCGCGGCGGCAATGTTCCCTTCGTCGGAAACAAAGTACTCATTCCCGTCATAAATCTCTGCGCCGTTGATATCCGTGATAAACGGCGCTTGCTGTTTATCTTCCATCATTCCACCAACCTGTATCTGGCATAGCTCGTATCCTCGCCATACCGGTTCTTGCTCGTTTCCATGTCGCGCCGGATGTTGTACCCTTCGCGCTTCAGATCGTAGACACGCGCTCCAAGCCGCATGCAGCCGAGGTCCTGCATCGCCTCAAGCTGCGTAATGCTGCCGAAGTCGCGCATGTACTTCAAAACCCGTTCAGCCTGCGTCATAGCTACCTCCAAAGCTGCGTGAAGATCGAACTGAAAACAATCTCGCGATAGAATATCTTCGGCGGCGCGGGTAACGGCTCTGCGTGCGTCGCAGCAAGCACCTTCGCCGCTTCTGCCTCAAACTCAACGGAGAACCATCTCTGCCAGTCAAGGCAGCGACACTTGCCTGTATCGTGGGTGCATTTCTTGCACGGGTAAATCATAACAGCACCGCGCCGCCGAAGAAGATCACCGCCGCGCCGCCAAGCGTGAACGCCGCTTCGAACAGCCCGAAGCCCAGCAGGACCGCCGTGCCGCCCAGAAGGACGCAGCCAATCGAGAAGCAAAATGCCTCCGAAGCCTTCAAAAGCTCCGACTTCCTTTTCCGCTGCCGGATAATCTTGTCCCACCGCTCGCCGAGTTCGCGCTCTCTTGCGCGCCGGTGATTCGCCTCAAGGATATATTCAACGTCAGTCATCATGTACCTCCACAAATTCCCCGTTCTTAGTGGGTCCATCCTTCAAATGCCGCTCAATCCAAGCATTAAGGTCCTTCGGAAAAACCCAGTAGACAGGTGCTTTCTCTGTTTTTACCGCCTTACCAAACGGGAAAACACCCTGTTGCAGCCCCAGCCTAAGGACCTCAACACCGATCTGCATGCCGTTTTCTCGCAGAATCTCTACCGCTTCTTGCGGCGAAATCGTTGCTCGATTTAACATCCTATCTCTCCTTTTTCTTTTTCTAAGATTAGAGAAATACTATCTATTCCATTTCCATTTCCTAAAGGTAATACCGTGGTATTACCGGAAGTGTTACCACGCTATCAATGTGGTTCATGTTTTCTCCTTTTCCTCACGTAAGTTCAAGTACCACGTAAAGTTCCTCTTTCTGATGCAGTCGGCGCTGGCGTCGGATAATGAACATCCTGCATATGCAAAAAGTAAAAGTAGTTCGTCTCCGCCGACTTCTATTTTTAGCCTTATGTTCTTTCCTTCCCTCACAACTTTAGCCGCAACCCTACTTCTAACGGTTGCACGCTTTCCAATTTCATCCCACAGCTCGTTAGCCTCTTCGTTACTCATGTTTCCTCCTTTTCCGTCTGAGCCTCTTTTATAAGGCTCAAGGTTCCTTCCGTTTTCTCGGCTTCTGTAGCAGCGAGTCGACCGATACGCCAAAATAGTCTGCAATCGCTTTTACAGTGTCGATGCGCGGGGCAGCGTCCTTTCCTGCCCACTTTCCGATTGTGCCGTTGGCAATGCCGCACGCCTTTTCTACGGTCGCAATATTCGTCTTGTGCTTCGTACAAAGGCGCTTGACATTCTCATAAATCAAAAAAATCCCTCCAATCTGTACGAATACTACTTGACAGATGTTAGAAGATAGTCTAATATAAGCGTGTCAAGGCAATTAAATATCTTCTAAAAGTCCGTCTTGGTGAGGGGCTAGGTTTTTTGTACCCTTCACGTCTCTAAGTATATTAGAGTTTGCCCTAAAAGTCAAGAACTATTTTCGCGTTTAGTCTAATTTTTTAAGGTGCAGTACATGCTCGATAAAATCAAAGCGCTATGCAAGGAAAAGAAAACTTCTATATCCAAACTGGAAAAACAGCTTGGATTCGGGAATGGTGTCATCGGCAGATGGGATAAGTCTGTTCCGAGCTATGAACGACTCGCCGCAGTTGCTAACGCGCTTGATGTGCCAGTATCTTACTTGACCGGCGAAACCGATGACCCGTCTGTGGGCATAAAAAAAGAGCGCCCCGCCGATGGCGAAGCGCGTGTCTGTGATTTGCCGGAATCAATTCAGAAGATCATAAATATTTGCCTAGATCGTCCTGAACTTGCGTCTGCGTTATTAACTCTTGCGCAGCAGATAGAAAAAGGTTGAGTTTCTCTGGTGTAAGTCTCATAAGTGTTTCTGTCAATTCTTTAATCGTTGCGATTTCCTTTTCATCCATTATAATCTCCTGTCTCCACTTCCGCCGTCCTTTTCTTAACCTCCAAATTTTATCGTTTCTTTTTGTGTAGATTCGTTCTTGAGGCTGTCAAACTCTGTTGGTAAAATCGTAGTATCAAATCAAATTTTGACTATGAGGGATTTTTACAATGAAAAGAATGCTTGCGCTTTTTCTAGCTGTGCTTCTTCTGACTGGATGCACGGCAAAAACCGCGAAGAGAGAACCAGATAAAGAGAGGGAACCAGAAAAAATCGCCGTTCCTGACGCAAAGGTTGGCTCTTCTCCAGAAGCGCCGGAGCCCGCAGAACCGATTGTTCAGGACCAGCCCGAGGTTCCCATCTCAGATAAAACCGCGCAAACGTCTTTCGGTGATTCCACTGCTTCCGATATCGAACCCGTTGCGCCAGACGCTCCGATTGAAGCATCCGAACCAACATCACAGAAATCATCAGGTGTATACGTTGGAAGTGTTGACTCGGATAAATACCATAATCCGAGTTGCCGCTTTGCAAAGGAAATCCTCCCAGGGAACGAAATCTGGTTCGATAGCATAGAAGATGCGCAGAATTCTGGGTATTCACCTTGTGGAGGCTGCCACCCTAAATAATATTATAGCGCAATGTTTACACCCAAAAATAGAAAAGAGGAAAATAAGATGGACACTGTAGAAAGACCCGTTCCAACCGAAAATCAAAAGTTTTGCAAATTTTGTGGTGCGATCATCGACAAGGACTGCGTGATTTGCCCGAAATGTGGAAAGCAAGTTGAAGAATTAAAGTCCGCGCAGCCGAACGTCGTAATCAATAACACGAACACAAATGCGAACGTGAATACTATCCGCGGGTATGGTCGTCCGAAGAACAAATGGGTTTCATTCTTCCTTTGCCTTTTCTTCGGTATGATCGGTGCGCATAAATTCTATGAGGGCAAAGTCGGAACAGGAATCCTGTATCTCTTTACACTTGGGTTGTGCGGGATTGGATGGGTCATTGACACTATCACAATCTTGCTGAAGCCGAATCCTTATTACGTCTAACTCATAAATTTAGAGTTCTGCCACTGCTCCCGCTTTTCGCCGCCTACATCCGAGACGCAGGCAAAGAGCATGGGCGCTCCTTTGATGTAGTCCAGGCTCAGACTGTGGACGTCTTTGAAAAGCGCCCCGTCTACGATGACGTTGATCTTCCCGTTTTCCATTCTGATATTGATGCTCTGCATTTGGTGTACCTCCATATTTTAGAACGTTCGTTCAAGAATTTCAATTTGGAATCTTCCACAAAGAACACCTTGCATTTTCTTCGTCCGGTAACCCTCGTAAGCGGCAATTATGGGACAGACTATTTTGTATAATGGAATGTTTAAGATCGCCCCACCGTCGCTCCACCGGCGGTGGGGCTTTCTCACGCGCCTGTAACCAGCATAGCAAAACTGGCAGAAATGTCCACCCTCAAATTGGTAAAACCATACCCATAGCAGAAGAATCAGCGAAATATATGTGAAAATGGAGGTATATCATGTCGGCGATTCAGGAACTCGCCCCATATCTTTCTGCATATCAGAGTAACATAAAGCGGGCGAAGGAAGATCAGCATTACACCATCGATAGGCTTGTCGAAGAATCCGGCGTTTCCAGATCGGCTGTGACGAAGCTCTGCGCAGGAACACAGCAAGACCCGAAACTGTACAATTCTGCCGCGCTATGCCGCGTTCTCGGGCTGTCGCTGGATGAGCTGTGCGGGCTTGTCAAACCCGCAGAAAGCCCGGAAGAACTGACCGAGCAGATTCATCATGTCGAGATCGAAAACGCCAAACTGGAGGCAACAACAGCCGCGCAAAGCGCACAGATAAGGTCTACACATACAATGTGTTACGTCCTTGCTCTGTTTTGTATGCTGCTCTCCTTTTCTCTGATTGCCTGCCTTGTGACGGATGCGCAGATTCGGGACACAGGTCTCATTCGCGGGGGAGATTTGTCCGTAGCTGCATGGGCGTGCATTGCCCTGATCGTAGGTTCAGCGCTGGCTTCGGCAATTACTTTCTATGCAATCCGAAAAGAACGTGGAGGGAAACATGGAGTGCATCAAGTGTAAAAAAGAAATCCCAGACGGCTCGGCGTTCTGCTGCTGGTGTGGGAAACAGCAGCAAGCTCCGCAGCGAAAGGCTTTGAAGCGCGCAAACGGTACAGGGACAGTTTACAAGCTGCAAGGCAGGCGTACCCGCCCGTGGGTCGCTGCAAAGGGAAAAACCATAATTGGATACTATGATAAAAAAACAGCCGCCCTCGACGCGCTGGCGCGGCTACAAGGACGGAGTATTGATGAAATATATAACTGGACCTTCAAGCAGGTTTACAAAGCATGGAAGGATGAACACTTCCGCGATATCGGCGCGAAGGGAATAGAGTCTTACGAACGCGCATATGATGTTTTTGAACCATTGCATGACAGAAAATTTCGCGAACTGCGGACCGCTGATTACCAGATTGTCATAGACAAGTACAGCGATAAATCCCACTCGCTACTGTCGAAGTTCAAACAACTTGCAACGCAGATGTCCCAATGGGGAATCCGGCAGGAACTCATAACGACAAACTTCGCTTCGTTCATTAAACTACCCGAGAATGTGAAGAAAGAAAAAGAGATCTTCTCAGAAGAGGATATCCAGAAGCTCGAAGCGGACGGTTCCCAGGCAGCCAAACTTACCCTGATGATGGTATATACCGGTATGCGAATCGGTGAGCTGTTCGGGCTTAGAACCGAAAATGTCCATGAAACCTACGTGATCGGCGGGGAAAAGACAGAAGCAGGCAGGAATAGAATAATCCCAATTCGCTCCGAAGGGCGTAAATATTTCGCAGAATTCAAAGAGCGTGCAAAAGGCGAACTTCTGATCTCTGGGTATGCCGGGCAAAAAGTCATTGCAAATTTTCGCAAGCGTGACTACTACCCGCTTTTGGAGCGGCTCGGAATCTCTAAGAAAACACCACACGCAACAAGGCACACATTCGCAAGCTGGGCTGTAGCAAACAATATCAAGCCGGAACTCCTGCAAAAAATGCTCGGGCATGCAGACTATTCCACGACCGCGAACATCTATGAGCACTTTGACATTGACCAACTTGTGAATGCGATAGATGCGCCTGTTACTAACACGTTACTAACTAATCAAAAAACAACGAAAAAGAAAAAGCCCTGAAACCTTTGAGATTTCAAGGCTTTTTTGGTGACCCGCCGGAGATTCGAACTCCGGACACCCTGCTTAAAAGGCAGGTCTCCATCATTTTTTGAGACTTTCTAAGCATGTTCTCAGACGTTTTAATGAATTTTTATAAAATTTATTGAATTTCAGACGTTTTCAGATTTTTTCAGATTTTCTCGGTTACTAACAAATAGCTAACACGATTACTAACACTAGACACGTTTTATCTTCTGCATAACAGAGTTATAAACCTTGCTGTTTACCATCGCAAGTGTATCCATAAGTTCATCAACAACCGCCCAAGCCTTCGCCGGGTCTTTCCCGGCAACCGCAAGCAAAAACTCACTGTCCCCGTACTCGCCCACGGTAGCCGGTTCTGCGGTCACAGGGGCGGGAGCGCCGGAGTAGTAACCCACAAACTTATCTCTGGCATTCTCCGCTCCCTGCATCTTGTCGCGTATCACATATAGGTTCGCCAGTTTGGCATAATTGGGATAGCTGGATTCTTCGTATTCCAGCCGTGCTATTTCCTTTCGGATTTCGGCTTCATCCAGCATGTCTTTCCCTCCTTATGCTCTGTCAATCTGCTCCATGCAGCGCCGGATAGCCTCGCGCGTTTTATCATCGTCCGCGTCGCGCATCATGTCTTCCAGCGTCGAGCGCATATGCTCCCGCGCATCGGTTCGGCTATACCTTCCCATAGAATCGCGATGCCTGCCACGGTAAGAGCTGCCGCGCCCATACGTGCCGCGCATATCCGCTTCCCACTCGCCGTCGCGGGAATAGCCTCCGTCCTCAAGCATTTCGATTTTATAAGTGTTCTTGATGGAGCTTGTCAGCTTCTGAATTGCGTCCAGATCACCAGCAGACATTTCACGTTTGTCGGCGATTTCATCCAGCTCTTTGCAGAGCATTTCCCGAAGGTTTCTCAAATCGTACATATTCCTTCCTCCCTTCACGATACGCGCTCGATGATCATATTGCTATTTGCAAGGCTGATCGCCTGTGCGCTGGTGTTCTTCGCCGCTACAGTCAAGCAGCAGCCGCGCGGAACTTCCACGAATGTTGAAACGTAGATGTTGAAATAATTCTCAACAGCCGCAGGGGTTACGGTCGCTGTGGCGCTGTTCAAAGCCTCCCCGTTGATGGCGAGCGCAGCGGTGATAGCTCCGACTGTTCCGCCTGTAGGAACGGCGATATTCGCGCCAAAGGATACACGGAACTTCGCCTTACACTGCTGCGTAAGCCCACGAAGCGTAACAAGCCCGCTTCCGTCACGGTGTACGATACACGGTTTGCCACAAGCCGCCGTGGAAATTAGAGGGACGTTCTGCCCGGCGGCAACAATTTGAATATTGGGCGCTGTAAATTCAGCCATAAAATCATTCCTTTCTAAATGCATCGAATTCGACACGGTTAAAAATAGCGGCGGGACGATTGCCCCGCCGCGTTTCTTGAGTATCGGCAAGGAACCGATCATTTTCGTGAGTCCACGAAAAAGCTCTACGTTATGGAGTTAAGCGCAGTTTCTGCAACCGTAGTTGTAGCCGTTATTACATCCGGAATACTGGTACGGGGCTGGAACCTCAAACGCCGGAACCGGACGGGGGTTGTAATGTACGAACTGTCCGTACACATAATCCCGAATCTCGTTCGTCTGCGTCGCCTGCGATGCAGCGAGGTTCGCCATAATAAGCTGCTGATTCTGCTCAGCAATCTTGGCATCCTTCGCGGCCAGTTCCTGCGCAGTCAGGCGCTGATCGATGCTGCGGAAGCCGCAGTTCATCGCGTCGATGATGTCGCGAGTGCTGTTCTGCACGGTGTTTCTGGTGTCGCAAGCCTGCGAAGCCATGTCATACCGCACCTGCGCAACGGCTGCGCGGTTTTCGCAGCAGCACTCCTGCGCCTGCATCGCCATGTTGTTGAGCTGCTGCATCAAGGCTGCCTGCTGGTTGCAGCGGGAAAGCTCCGCATTACCGAACCCCGTAAGTAGGGAGTTGTTCACGGCATAGAAGCCATCGCACAGCCCGCCGTTGATGAGGTCCATCTTGCGTTCGATGTTTGCGAAGTCGGAAGCCAGAACATAGCCGTCAACTACTCCGCCGGAATTGCCGCGGTTATTGCCGAAGCCATTACCGCCCCAGCCACAGAACAGGGCGAGGAACAGGATAATGAACCACCACCCGCCATCGCCTCCGAATCCGCCCCAGCCGCCGGAGCTGCCGGAAGGGGATACGTTCATGGTCGGCTGAATGCCGCCATCAGAAAGACTCATAATCATTTCTCCTTTCGTAGATTTTGAAATTTATCTCAATCGTGCGCACGAATTGAAATCTTAATTATCCAAGAAGCTGTTGAAACTGGCTTGCCGCCTGTTGTAGCTGGTTCAACTGCTGCTGCGAGATTTTCCCAGACTGTACCAGCTTCTCAACCTCCGCCCTCGGGTCGCCCTGAAAGCTCTGCTTGAACTGCTGAAACTGCCGCACCATATTTTGAAACTGCCCCATAGCCCCGGGCATTTGCCCGCCGCCGAGTGCATTAAACAGTGGATTCATTTTCTGCCTCCTTCACCTTTCTAACGGGCTTGACGCTCAGAGACGCCACCTTTGCCGCCAGTTCGTCAAAGTCCTTGCGGGTCACGTATTCCACCGTAGGCACTGTTTGTGGCGCTGTGGGGCTCACGGGGGCTGTAGAGCGCTCTACGAGGTCATACGTTGTCATTGCTGGTTTACCGCTTGCGTCTGCTTTCTTCACATACACAACCGGCGCATTCATATCCCAGAGCGTGACGGCGTTATTCGGCGCAACGATAAATTCGTTTGCCGCCTTCTCGTTCGGGACCCAGATGATAGACTGTCCACAGCTCGGCTGCTGTGGCTGAGGTTGCGGAGTCGGATACTGCATCGACGGCGCAGGCTGATACTGTGGACGCATCATTGGTTCCTGCATCATGGGCGGTTGATTGTAAATCGGCTGCTGATACACATAAGGCTGTTGTCCGAACATTATTTATCCTCCTTTTCCCAGTAGAACAGTGGGATTTCGTTCCCACTGTTCCACGTATCGAAATACGTGCCATCTTCCGCGCAGACAACGTGCGTAGATAGTGCGAGTACATATATACCGCGTGGATGGTCTGCGCAGAAATCCTCAACGGTATAACAGTCCGGGCATGTATTCGGCACGACGTTCCTTGTAAACTCATGCTGCCGAAGGTACGCGCCCCAGACACTGTTTGCCGACGGCATGTCGCCCATTTTCAGCCCCTGTAGGCAAAGTCCGACGTATGTTTCATCCCAGCTCTTGCCCGTCGCCTTTGAGATCGCCCGGACGGTACAGTCTCCGACTTGTTTCCCTTCCGGGTTTGGATTGAAATAAGAAAAGCCCATACCGAACACTCCTTTGTGTCCAGTATGGGCTTTTTTGCGGCTTCTTGTGCCTCAGTTGTGTATCAATTTGGCTCAAAATTCAAGCCCGCAGAGAAGTCCACGGGCTTAGTTTGCATTATCGATCGTTCATGGCTAAGATTTCAGCGACCATCGCGGTCACATACGGCGGGCAGGTGCGTTCACCAATGCACCAGCCCTGCACGGTGCGAAGCGGGATATTGAAATACTGCGCGAAGCCCGTCTGCGTCAGGCCGTGCTGCTTAATCAGTTCCGGGATCGTGCAGCGTGTGCCGTCCCAGATCGCGCCGAGCAGTGCCAGCCGCTCCGCCGGGACCTCGGCGTCTTCGGCATCGCCCCAGATGCTGGACAGCGCCAGATCGGAGACATAGGCGTCGCGGTCAGCGTATGCGCCGACCTCGGCGTAGAGAGCGGCGCGGATAAATGGGGTGAGTTTCATGTGGGTTCCTCCTGTTGATTCTTCCTTTTTTCGGCATCAATGGTGAGAAGTTCGTCTGCCATAGAAAGCACATACGTCGGGCATCTGCGCTCCCCTGAGCACCATCTGCTAATGAGAGCTGAGCTGATACAAAAACGGCGCGAGAAATCAGCTTGTGTGATGCTGTGCTTTTTCAGCAATGTGCAAAATGCATCTAAATCGAGCAAAGAATCATCAACACGCGGCGATCTCTTTAGAGCGGCGCAAGCAGGGCAGTATCTCTGCCCCGTAGCAGTAAGAATGAACGATTCACCGCAGCGCTTACAGGTTGCGGCACCTCCAATGTGGCGAAGCTCTCCACGGCCCCGTTGGCTGGGTGCGCAGGATGGGCAAAATTTCTGATTTCCCCCGGTTGTTGTGTATTCAGATCCGCAGCGCTCACAAATAGCCACAGACCCGATTTTTTTAGAAGTTCCAGCGATCTTTCGATGAAAGCTGGCGGCGTCTGCCTCGCGTCTGCGAATTGACGAACAGACCAAACAATATTTCTGGCGTGTGCCTGTCACGGTGTACTCATTGCCGCACATTTCGCAAATGGCGGTGGTTCCGATTTCTCCCTTCATATCAGAAGCAGTACGCGCTGATGGGACGCCCGTCGATGCGGACGGTGCGAAGCGTGTCTTCGCTGAAATCAGGGCAGTCAGCGTCGGCGAGATCATCCAGATCGTCCAGATCGTCCAGCGTGTAGCCGAAGTACACGCAGTCGCCGTCCGACGTTTCCGTGCTGCGGCAGTAGATGGCGTCCTGTACTTCCGTGTCGCCAGCCTCGGTGGCAACGGCAGTGCAAGCGATGAGTTCGTATCGGTTGTTGATGATCTTGGTTTCCATGTTGTACCTCTTTCCGGCTTTCGCCTTGCTTTATCTTATGGCTCTATAATACGCTCATTGAGCGTAAATGTCAAGAGTTTTTCAAAAGTTTTATAAAAAATAAGCGCCGATTTTTCGGCGCTTATCTCAGTTATACAGTTTGTTGGATGTCCGCTGCATCTCCCGCACGATACCAGGCAGGCGGCGCTGCACAGTGGCGCGGCCAAGATACAATTCTGTTGCAACATCCACTTGTGGAAGCTTCTCCACAAAGTAGAGCTGCGCAATCTTTTCGTCTTCTCGACCAAGATTCGCCTGATGAATGACCGCTTCCATGTCCCGGCGCATCAGTCCGCCAAGCTCCGGCGGTAATTTGCATCTGGCTTGTGGAGCCATAGCCTCGCCCCCTTACTTCATCGCCTTTGCGAGCTTTTTGAGAAGATCGTCGCCGTACTTATAGGCGGCGAGATAATCAATCGTGCCGTCGGTCAATCCGGCTTTCTGCTTGATGGTCTTCTTTGCCTCCTCAACGGCTTCATCGATCTTTATGGTATCGTATTCCACCCACGGAAGCTTGCCATGCTTCTGCCAATTGCGGGCGTGGTATCCGGCTTTCGTGCCGATGTTCTGCACAGCGGTGATTTGCACGCCGTTGTCCCAGATGGGCGTACACTCTACCGCCAGACCGTCACCGATGTACATGCCCCAGTGCCCGGGCATCCAGAGACCTTCGCCGGGAATCAGCTTGTCCCATCCGATGCCGGACACGGCGTAGCACTTGGCGATCATGCCGTCGGCGGAGACATCCGGCACGCTGTTTGAGGCATACCTTGCACCGCCGTAGTAAGCGTTTTTGTTGCCGTTCCAGCCCCAGAGAATGCCCTTTGTCAGGTTTACGCAGTCAAAGCCATAGACAACTTTTCCGATGAGGCTGCGCAGATATGTGACTCTACCGCCGGTGTACCACTCCGGGTACTGTGCGGATTTCTCATCGATGATCGTTTCGCTCACGGGGGAGCCGAAGCAGCCCCACATGTAGACGGTCTTGTAGTTTTTCGCGGCGTCAATATGCCGCCTGACGAGCTCGGAGGCTTTCATCATTTCTGTTCGCCCTCCTGCGGCGTACCCGCGTTGTCAATCGCGTCCTGTGCCTTCTGGCTCTGGGTGCCAAAGTAGAAGGTCACGACTGTCAGGAAGATGGTCAAAAAGTCCTTACCGGTGATGTCTCCCCGCAGGGCGAGGACGGCAAAGACGATGGTCAGCGAGAGTGTGACCAGGCTCTTGACGCTGAGCAGGTTGCCCAGCCGCTTTTTGATGTTTTCCATATGTGCTCCTTTCATTCTACCGGTTCATTCTTTTTAGCGAATACTCTCTTGAAAGCCAGCAAGCCCAGCTCTGAGACTGCTGCGCCTCCGGCGTAGCCGAGTACGTCAGACAGGTCTACCGACGTACCCAGCTCCGGGTTGTGTCCAACTGCGATAAGGACAGCGATGGTTTTCAGCGCGCACGCCCAGATCAGCACCATTGATGGTGCGCGCCATCTCGCCTTTGCTCCACTTGCCTTTTACCCGCATATTTTCCTCCCAATTTATTGCGCACTGCTATGTCCGCACTGCGCCTCCAGCTGGTGCAGGAATTTTTTCACGTCGCCGTTCCCGCCCATCTTTTTATACTTCTCTCCGGCGATCAGGCGCTCTGCCATTGGCATTTCCTCCGACATGATGGTCAGCCGGAGAATTGCGAGATACTGCTCGTTCTGATGCGTCTGCATCTTGTCGAGCTTTTTGTCGATCTCTGCAATGCGCGTATCCTGCGTCGTGGTCTTCCCGCGCTTTTTCTGTATCGCGCTGACGACGGCATTGACGACCGCCGTCAGCGCGGACGAGCCGAGCACGGCGCAGACGAGGGTAACGATGATGGTCTTGGTGTCCATGTGTTCTCCTTTCTCGCCCTCGGGCGACTGTTATTCTTCCACATCCCACGCCTGCGGGTATTCTGCGAGACTATATGCTGTGTCCTGGTTCGCTTTGGTGAACTTACCGTCTTGCACGGCCCATTCCCCTGCCTTGTACGTGTCGTGCGCGCCCGTTGGGTGTACGAAGTTCCGCGCCGTCTCGCGTGACGTGCCGTGGTAGGGTCTGTTAAACGTATACCATGCAGAATTTCCTGGCTTGATATCCGGGTAAACCGCATTGTCGTAGTTCTGGAAACATTCCCACGGTTCACCGCCCACGCAGAATACGTCCCCGGCAACATGTTTTCCCTCCTGCCACTCGTCGTAGAGCGCCGAACACATAATGATTTCATCCGCCGTTGTGGGCTGCTTGCCCGCCATGAGAAGTCTTACCGCATTTGCCGTGGAAGCGGTCAAGCCGTATTCAACCGGTGTCACCACGACCGGCTGCGGCTCCGGCAGCGGGATATTCGTCAGAAGCCAGCTGCCGTCCGTGATCTCCTGCCGTAGAAAGTTGCCCGGCGTGTAGACGCGCAGCTCAAAATCATTGTCCGCATAGACCGTGACCGGACCGGTCAGCTCTGTCACCCCCGAAAGAGAATCGCCCGTAAACCGGGCCGAGCCGGATGTGCTGTATACCCGGACGTTCGCGTAGGTTTGATTGTTATGTGTAATGTACATAGTGCCTCCTAGCTCGTCGTGATGTCGCAGGAATAGTTTGCATCTCCATATACAGATTTAATACTAAACGCAAAAGCTGTGCTGGATTCGACAGAAAAAGAATATGTTATCATTGAATTACCCTTCTTTGCTGTTTTAACTGTCTTCCCATTAAGCGTAATTTTGCTAACAATTTCCCCAGATTCTCCAAAAAAGTTATAACAGTGTACAATAGCAGTAACCCCGACGGGGATTGTATATGTACCTTTTGCAGTATATTTCGTTCCATCAATTTCGACGTAAGCGTGTTCCGCGTCCGTGTTTCCTGAAATTATAACATCTACTGTTTGCACCGGCTTTTCCGCCGGACCTCTTCGTAAAAACATTCCCATGATCACACCCCCTAGAAGCAGAAGCCGAAAGCCACGCCACGGGCAAAGCTGGCGTTGCTACTTCCCGCGCTGCCGTTGCTGATGACCCGGCAAAAACGCGCGAAGTTTCTGGCACACGGCGATCGCTCCCAGCAGTCAGACGCAGAGCCGTTGAGCTTCTTCACCGTGCTTCCGCCAGTTTTGTAGTAGTCGTACTGCGTACCCTCGCCGCTCATGGAATCGCTGACGCTGCCGAAAATCTCGATCTCGCTCAGCAGAAACAGCTTGTCCGCCGTGGTGTTGATAGTGGCACTCTGGTTGCCCGCTGAGGTCAACTTGTTCACCTCGCGGATGCTGTTTTGTACTTCCGTCGGCATCTGGCTCAGAATGGCAGGCAGGTGCGTCTGCCGCATGGCACAGCTCGTCCAGCCGCCGTTGTTTGTGTTGGAGCTGTTCATGTTCTTGGTCTCGCCGTAGCAGTCATGCATCTGGAAGGTTAGCGGTGCCGTGCCGCCTGCGGTATAGGTATCGTGGTTCTTGCCGATGATGTCGATCTGATAGCTTATTCCGTTGATCATCATTGTTTTATGGTTGCCAACAGCCCATGTCTCCGGGACGGTGCCGCGTTGGCAGGCTGCAATGATCTGCGCCCATGTGTTGTCCGCAAAATTTGCCTCATACGGATATTGAATCCCCGTAAACCATCTCGGGCTCCTTCCACTCATCCGAACACCACCACCTTCACGGGGACATTCACCGTCGGCGCTTTGCCGATGCACTGCGCGGTCAAAGAGTTCGCGCCTGTCTTATAGTTGTGGATGAGCGCAAATCCTTCCAGCAGCGCCGCGTCCGCGTCCGGGTCCGTGCCGGAGAGCGCAACGTCCCATTGCGGATCTACGTCGTAGGACGCTTTCAGTCCCGTGATCACGATCGTCTGCGCCTGGTAGCCGTGCGAATCCGCAGCCCAGCCCGAGGCAAGCAGTGTGCCGGTGTACTGTTTGATGTTCATAGGCTCATACACTCCTGTAATCAGCTCGCCCGCCGCGTTGTGCGCCGTCTTCCCCTTGAGAAGTGTCTCCGGCGTGACGGTGTCGGCGGTCAGGTCGAGCTTGACTTCGCCGTTAAGGGCGACTTTGTTGACTGCCATCTCAGCCTCCGATCTGGAGCGTCTGCCCTCCTGCGGCGTTGTCGGTGTAGGTGACGGGAATCGCCGCGACAGTCACCTGCGACAGATAGTCATACGTCTCATCCGGCGTCACGACCTGCTCGGCAAAGCTCGGTGTGACGTTTTTGTTTGCCTGTGCCTTGACCGCCTCGCCTCCGTAGCTGCCCACCACGCCGAGAATGGTAATGCCGGACTTGATATTGCCGGGAATGATTTTTGCTTTTTCTGTCGCTTTGATGCGCGCTTTGCCGGAGCCGTCGTGGAAGCCCATTGCAATTGTCGGCTCGTCTTCCGCATCGGCAATCTCGAGCGTCTTTGCGCCGTTGTCCGGCATGGTGCCGGTCAGCTTCGAGCCGCGCGCGTAGAATGTCTTGCCCTTCAGAACCTCCGCAACCGCAGCGTCCGCGTCCTGCGAGTTGACGTCAAACTCGTTCGTGCCGGTGATCGGCGCGCCGGACTTGTCGTGCGCGGTGACGCCCTTTTTGAGATCACTCGCGACAATGGTGTCACCCGACAGGTCGAGTTTGACCTCCGTGCCGACGATCAGTTTGTTTACATACTTGTTTGCCATATGCTCACTCCTAACTGTTCATATACTCGTCGCCCATGATGAGCGTCAGCCCACCGGCGGCGTTGGATACTTCATACTGCGGGATTTTTGCAACGTTCACGTCGCGGGACAAAAGCCGGTTTCTGGTCGGCAAGACCACCGGCTCGTAAGTCTTCGGCGTTACGTCGTATACGCCCTCATACGGCTTGCTGCCTCCCGTGTAAACCACCTTCGCCGGGGCGATCTTCATCTTGATCTCCGGCTGGGAAAGCGTCATTTTAATCATATCCCGCCTCCTTCAAAAACCGCTTTGCGTCCGTCTGCACGATTTCAGCTGCCATCGGGTTTCCGTCTCCATCCGTTAAGGCAAGCTGTAGCCTTACTGTGCTTGCTTGCAGCCGCATTGCGTCTGCATACGGGATTTTTACAAGCAGGTGCGTTTCGTCGACTACTGTAGGTTCGTACTGGAAGAAGGAACACCCCTGTCTCACATAAAACTCAAGCTTCGTCGCTTTCGTCAGGTCAGTTCCCTCTACTTCCACCGATAAAGCGTTTGCAATTTTCTGAAACACTGAATCACCCCCCTATGTTTTTGGGATTCCGACGACGTAATCCACCACGTAAGAGCCGGAAATCTTCGAAATCTTCACGCGGTCGCCCGCCTTGAACGAAATCGACGTGTTGCATTTGTAATGCTTTTCGCTTGCCGTCGTGCTGCCGTCAAAAATCAGGCTCAAACCGTCGGAATACACCGCGCCGACCGTCGCGAGGTCAAATGTCGGCGCTGTTACCTTCTTTTCTTTCTGCGTCGATAAGCCCGGAATCATGCAATCACCGTCCTTTTCGCTGTGTGCTTCATCAACTCTCCCGCTCCAAGCGTGATGCTCCAAGCGGTTTCTTCATAGATCCCGCCGATATCCGGATGGTCAATGGAGATCGCGTCCCCGATGCCGTGATTTCCCTCAGAAAATGTCTCGAAACTGATTGTTTTTACCGTCTGCTGCGACTCGCTCATCAGCCGGTTCGCGATGGTCTGCAATTCGTCCTGAGATGCAACATTGTCGACCTTCGTCACCTGAACGATTCGCATATTCCGCTTGAATGTTGAGGTCGCGGACGACGGCGATTCGTTGACCGCCGTAGCCACAAGCGCATCTTCCAAGTCCGGATTCGAGCAGACGCACACAAAAACATTCGGAGTGGAAAAGATGTCCGTTTCCTCCGAAGCGTCTGCCGAAATCGGTCTCAGAATCTCCGTCCCGCCGTACCGGTGCTTGATGTTTGCCGCAAGCGCCTGTGTATACGGCTCGATATGAGCGATACCCTGCACGTCGAACCAAACGGGCTTGTAGTTGATCTCCGCCAGAAGGTCGTTGCAGATCGTCAGATAATCTGTCCCGATCTCCCAGTCCTCGCGGTCTGTGGCAAGCGTTGCCGCAGAAGCTGTCGTGATAGCCAGTGCCACGCCGCACGTTGTCAAAATCTGCTGAACGACCGTCAAGTAAGACGTGCCCTTTGCATAATGCACCCTCGTCTGCGTTTTGTTGCTTTTGAGCAGCCAGCACCGGTCATACGCCTCTACCTTGACCGTCTTCCCGTATTTTGTGACCGCTTTGGTCACCGTCGCGGCGCGGAACACCCCGAGGGGATATTCCGTGCCGTCCACGGTCAAAATCGGCTGGATTTCGTCTGACAGCAGGTCTACAATGGGATTCACGTAAAACTCGCCGGAAAAGCTCGACTTGATCTCGCCGGACGCATCGAAATAAACCGTTGGGTCATTTCCCGCCGCCCACAAAAGCGCCGATACCTCGCCACCCTTTCGTAAAACCGCCACGCGGTAGGATACGTCACGAATCAATGTCGATCACCTCCGCGTAGTCGATCTGCTGAATCGAGAAGTTGACGACGGATTTATCCGGGTTCACTCTCGACGTGTCGCTTGTCTCGTTCAGATATCCGATAACCATTTCGCCGGACTGCGTTTTCAGGCACACCAATTCGCCAATCAGCGCGTCAAATCCCGCTTTGTCTTCGTCCGGAAGGAAAACCGCCGTGCCGCCGACCTTCTTTGTCACAAACTCGCTTCTTTCCGCGTGCGGGTACGTGCTGCCATACATGAAAATGTACTGAATGTCTCGGTTGATCGCGTTCTGCACCGGCTGATTCTTGAGTCCGCAATGCTTGAGCGTCACTTTCTTCCCGGACGCGATGCCGTAGAGCGTCACATACTGTCCGGTCGTGATCGTTACCGTGACTGCGCTGGATAAGCCGTAGTTGCTCGAATCTGCGTAGCAGCCGCGCACCTGATAGGTGACGTTTCCGGAAGACAGCTCGTCGGTGTACTGCGTCTGGGTGAGCTTTGCAATCGGCTTGCCGTTGCGGTAAACCAGATAAAAGTCATAGCTGCCGGAGGTCTGCCAACTGAGATCCGCGACGCTGGAAGCCTGTACGCTCAGCGTGATACTCGCGCCCGGCGTGTTCGTCACAGGCAGCGCTGCCGTTCCCCAATTGGACCACATGCCGTACTGATTCTGCACGCGCACGCGCACCGTGTGGCTGCCGTCCGCAAGATACGCAGGGCTCGTCCATGTTTTCTCCGTTCCGTAGTGCGTGCCGCCCGAGATCTTGCCGTCCAGCTCTACCTGGTACGCCTCCTGCTCGGAGGTCTGCCAGCTAATGGATGGGCGCGGGCCCGTGCTCTTGATCTGGATGCTCGGAGCCATCGGCGCGGCAATGACCACGATCTGTGCTGCATCGCTCCATGCGCCAGCAACACCGTCGGCGTTGTAGGTGCGCACGCGCCAGTATTTGATACTGGAAGTTAACGTCCCGGCAGGGCACGTCCACTGCCGCGCAGCGCCGGTCACGGTTGCAAGCGTCGTCCATGTACTACCATCGGTGCTCTTTTGCAGGTCTGCCTTGCTCTGCGCTGTTCCGGTTGAGATCGAGTGCTGCCACTGGAACAGTACGTCCTTTGAGCCGTCGATCACCGTATCAACCGGGCTCAGAGGCGCGGCGGTCGGCGTTGCGTCTGCGGTCGAGAGCGTCACCCAGTCGGATGTTGTGACCACACCGCTGTTTGCCGTGACCGCGACCTGCCACTGAATGCTCGTCGTGCCAGCGAAGGTGTTGGCTGGAACTGTAACGCTCTGCGTGTTGCCGGAAACGCTGATCGTGTGGATCGTGCCGCTCGTCCCGGAGCGCCAGCGGAAGACTGCAGAGGTTTGCTTAAGATCAGCAAGGCACACTCCCGGGTCTTTTAGCCCCCACGAAAATACATTTTCTGTTGTTTTAACTACAGAGCCAGAATCGGGAGAAACGGATTGGATTTCGAGTGGGCAAATGTAAGAGTCGTCGAGCGATACAGAGGCATACGGTGCGTTGCTGCCGCTTGTTGCAAATTCCACCCATGCTGGAGAGCTTCCAGTCTGAATTCGCCAGGCGATTCCTTTTTTCATTCGCTCAACTGAAAATGCGAGCGAACTTCGCCTCCAAAACGGGATGTTTTTAATGTTGTACTCGACGAACGTGCTGAGCACGATTATTTCTGGCCGAGTAGCATATGTAACGTTGGTAACGTCGAATTCTCCGAAGACAGCGCATGGATACAACTTGTAGTAAGAATCATAATCAGCATCACTTGCCCCACTCGCGTCTTGAATGTACGTATACAGATACGAAGAATTAGAAATAACTCGTTTGTATTCGCTCCCGTCCGTCGGTGTTTTGAATTTTAAGAGCAAATAGTCGTAATCCTTTTGCAGCCTCACGGGGGAAGAGGTATGGTCATTAGCGCCCTGCGCGTAGTAGTTCAGAAACGCAAACCCTTCAATCGGGACTTTTATTGTTGTAGCCACCTCACGTCACCCCCATTCTTGTTCTTCTTCTCTGGCTCTTGGCGCGGCGGATAAAGTCGTCGATCTCGCGGATTTCATTCGCCTGCACGATAAAGTTGTAGGTATCGCCGCCGGAGAGGCTGCGCCCTTCCTGGTTTGTGCCGATGAAGTTTTCGCTTCTCATGCAGATACCCCCATCCGCGAAGTCAAACGCTCATTTTCTGTAATCCGGATGATGTCGTTAAACTGCTTCACCCGGTCTGCGTTGATGTTGTAGTAGTTATTTGTCGTGCCAGCTCCGGCGAGTGCCGGAAGATGACCGAAGGAAGACATTCCAAAGGTCATCGTGCCGAAATCGAGTTGGCTTTGAATTCCACGCTTGACATTTGAGAATTCCTTGTCAAAGCCCTGCCCGAGTCCTTCCGCCATATAACCGCCAATACCGGCGAAGACTTTAGACGGGGACGCGATGCCGAGGAAGCTTTTCACACCGTCTACAAGCCCCGTGAAGACGTTTTCAACCGTCTGCTTGAAACTGTTCCACATATTCACGAAACCGTTTTTAATGCCCTCGACAATGTTCTTGCCGATGCTTCCCCAGTCAAACGAAAGGAATGTGTCCACGATAGACCGAATCAACTGTGGAATGACCATAACGATATCCGGAATCGCTTCAATCAAGCCAGTTGCCAGAGCCGCAATGATTTTGGGACCTGCCATGATGATCGCCGGCAGATTATCGATAATGCCCTGCACGATGCCGAGAATCAGGTTCGGAATCGCCGCGATCAGCTCCGGAATCGCCTTGATAAGCCCATCTGCAAGCGCCATTGTGATTTCCACGCCTGCTTCAAGAATTTTCGGCATATTTGCAATGATCGCCGTGACAAGGTTCGTGATAACGTCCGGGACCGCTGCAATCAGTTTCGGAGTCGCATCTACAAGCCCATCAACGAGAGCCAGAATAATCGCAAGCGCTGCGTCAATCAGGTTCCCGAGGTTTTCCGGGCTAGTCAAAACCTCTACGATTTTAATAATCGCGTCTGTTGCTGCTGGAATCAGCTGCGGGAGCGCGTCTGCAATACCCTGTGCAAGCGATACGATTACATCAATACCCGTCTGTGTGATCTGAGGCAAAAGCTCAATGAGAGCCGGAACGAGTGTGTTGATGACCGTCGGCGCGACGTCTGCCAAAACCGACAGCACAGACGGCAAAGCCGCCATAAGACCGGTTACAAGGTTTGTAGCGCCCTCTACAAGAGACGGAAGTACCGTACCCAGAATCGCCGGTAACTGTTCGCTTACCGTTCCGATAAGGGACGTTGTCGCTTCGACGATACGCGGCAAAAGCTCCTGAATCCGAGGAATCAGATTGTTCCCCGCGATGACCACAGAATCCGTAAAGTTCCCGACCAAAACGCCCAAATCTTGGTCAGGGTCTGCCATGCCTGTCACAAGATTCTGCCATGCGGATTTCATCATACCGAACGAGCCCTGAATCGTGCTTGCCGCTTCCTCTGCCGTCGTGCCCGTGATGCCCATTTCCGTCTGCACCACGTGGATAGCATCTACGATGTCCGCATAGCTTGAAATATCGTACTTGATGCCGGAAATCTTCTCTGCGTCCGCAAGCAGCCGCTCCATTTCCGCCTGTGTGCCGCCATAACCGAGCTTGAGGTTATCCAGCATTGTATAGTTCGCTTTCGCAAAGCCTTGATAAGCATTTTGGATGGATGTCATGTCCGTGCCCATCTTGTTTGCGTTATCGGACATATCGGTAATTGCCAAGTTCGCCTTGTCCGCTGCCGCGCTTGTGTCTCCATCGAGAGATTGCAGCAGAGAGGCCGAGAAGCTCGTTACCGTCTCCATATATTCATTTGCGGACAGGCCAGCGGTCTTATATGCGTTGTTCGCATAATCCATAACCTGATCTTGGCTGTCCTTGAAAAGCGTTTCCACACCGCCGACAAGCTGCTCATAGTCAGCATACGCTTCGACCGCCTTTGTGCCGAGCGTCCCGAGCGCCGCCGTTCCTGCCGCAACACCAGCAACAGCCACTTTACCAGCCGTCGCAAGTCCGGATTTCAGTTTTTCCCCGAGTCCGGATGTTTTCTGCCCAACTTCATCAATGCCTTTATTCGCTTCGGTCGTATCCGCACCGATTTTTACAAAAAGTTCAAATAGATTCATCTTTCACCACCAGTCCGCACCGCTTAACAACCTCGGCGGTGATTTCTTCGCAGGTTCGGTTGTCCTGCGGCTTCGGGTCTATCAGGTCGGAATATTTCGCCTGAACAAAGCTGCCGCCCGCGAATTTCGCTGTGTTTTCCGTCATTGTGCGCAAACACTCCGCCGTATAAATGCGGAAGGCTGATTCTTCCTGCTGCCGCTTTACCAAAATCGGCAAAAGGCGAATCAGCCCTCCCACGCTTATCTTTGGAGCCGCCAGAAGCGCAAGCGTTACGCTTTCGCCTCCGACGCGCACGATTTGAAAAAATCCAGCATATCCTTGTCCTTGACAATCTCCTGAATCTGCCGCATGGTTTTTAGGACGCTCTGCTTTTTGACCGCCTCGACGGTCGTTTCGTTGACCGCAGCCAGAATACCGAGTGTGTCCTCTCTGTGCTTTTTCAGGATCAGGGGAATCCACTGCCCGATCTTCTTCGCACCGATCGCGTATTTTTCACCGGCTGTCTGAGGCTTCTCTGCGTCAATCTGTGCTTTCAGACTCTCCCGCAGCTCATCGTCCGTCAGGATGTTGAGCGCGTACACGCTGACCTCGCAAAGAACGTCAGCCGCCTTATCCGTGCTAAGTTCCGAAAATTTCATACTTTCTTCTCCTTACGTTTCAGCCGTACCGGCTTTGATATAAACCTCATACGGCACAACGTCCTGCTTCGACATCGAATAGTGCGCCGTGTACTCAAACGCCATCTGCCCCTTGTTCTTGTCCGCCGTTTTCAGCTGGAATCCTCCGGTCGATAGCGCGTTCATAAGACGAATAGCAATGAAACCGCCATTCGTTGCACCGTTCTTGTCGGAATAATCGCCCACAAGCCAGATGTCCGCAAAGTCAGCCGCCGAAAGATCGCGCCGAGGAACAACCTTCGTCGTATCTGTGCCGTCGATGTCAGCCGCCGCCATAAGAGATTTCGCGGAGGCGGTCGTAGCCGTTACATATGTACCGGAAAGTTTCACTTCGACATCGTCCATCCGCTTCATTTCCATTGTGTTCTTGGGGCAATTGTCCACATCCGAGCCGTAGTCGGAATACGTCGGTGTCGCGGAAAATGTAACGCCTCCGGTAGTTGCACCGATCTGGTTCTCCGGTTCAAACGTTCCGGTTGCAGGCGTAAATTCGCTCAAAACAACGCCAGCGTTGATTTGCAGCTGCTTAAACGTATCCGCCGGAATTTTTGTAAATTTCGCCATGAAATCAGTCCTTTCAGTTCGCGGTAATGTATTCGACCGTTACGTTCAAATACCGCCGCTTGATGTATTTGTCGGAATCATCCGCGATGTTCTGGCACCACGGCGTTCCGCGCTTAATCCAAATTGCACCGCCGTCGCACGGAACGAACACGCCGCCAAAACCGATCGCGTCCGAAATTTCCTGCGCTTTGGCATTCGGTTCTGCTTCCTTTTCCGTGTAGTACCACAGGTTCACCGTAAGCCCGATCTCTCCACTATCCCATGCGCCCGTAATAAGCTCATACGTGAGCCACGGGAAAACAGCATCGTCCGGCACGCTGGACGTCGAATAGGCTGTCAGGAACTGCGAAAACCATTCTTGTAGAGCCTGTCCTTTTGTCATGCCGGTAACGCCTTCTTTTCTGCCGTGAAATACTTGAGATCGAAGCTGGCCGAGCGTGGGGACTGCTTTGCCGTCGGTTCCGATGTTACACGGTACGTCTCGCCGGTCGTTTTATCCCGGAAGAAGTCGTTATACTCAATCGGAACGCTTTGCTGAACCAGAACCGAGTAAACGCTTGTAACGCCCTCTTTTTCGGCTCTCCTTGCCTCCATCGACGTATCAAGCGCCTGATAGTTGTAAAACTCCGCGCCTTCCGCCCACGTCGTGATATAGCCGCTCTCGCCGTCCGGCACGCGGCTTTTGTCCAAGAGGACACACGGTCTTGCAAAATCGTCAAGTAAGCTCATATCTTCCTCCATTGGTTCAGGCGCGACTTAAAAACAGACTGCCATGTTACCATTCCAGCGCCGGTTGCAGACCCGCTAGTCGTTTTCGAATAGCTGTACCCGCCGAAACTCTCCGACGTGTACGGGCTCGCGGCGATGTCTCCGTTCTTTTCCTGCCACGCCTTGATTTCCTCTCCCAAGCAGAGAAGTGCAGGAGGAACAGACATCGGCCATATAGAGCCGTCAAATGTCTCGTCTGCCATCGCGTAATCCGGGTATTGGTGAACTCCGTCGTTGAAAACAGAGCCCACCACACGGAAAAACTGTCCGTTTTGCAAAAACGGCAGTGTGATGCTGCCGTTTTCGACCGTGTACGTACCACTGATTCTGTCAGTTTCGAACCAGTTTCGAAGCACGCCACATAATTCAGTCAGCATCACACCGCCACCTCCATTACTTCGCCGTTACCGTCGCGTTGCCGGACTTCTGCGCCTTGTAAGTCGCGTCAGCCTCAACGACTGTGATCTTCTTGCCCGTCGTCGCAGTGATATCGGACTTGCCGTCCCACGTCGACCACGTTCTGACATTCTGACCGTAGGTAACCGTCTCAGCCGACTCACCTACCTTGTACTTGTAGACGTTCCCAGACACTTCCTTTGCCGGGGTAACCGTGATCTTCGTGTCGCCGGTTGCGGTTCCGGCTGCCGAAGTAACGGTCAGTGTGCCGAGCGACGGGGTCTCGTCAATGTCAGCAACGGCAATGCCGTCCTGATACTCCGCGAACAGGGTCATGCCCATGATCGCAAAGGACTCGGAGACCGCCGTGGAGTAGTTGCCCTGCACGTGGAAACCAACCAGGTTCGTTTCGCCATCAGTTCTGTAGTCAAGACCGGCACGGGCGAAATCGCTGTCAGCCGGGTCGATGTAGTATAGGACGATGTTCTCGACCGGAGTCGCAATAACACGACCACGCTTGATTTCTTCGTCAGACAGCAGGAACACGGTGCTGTAGCCCATGAAGTTCTTGATGTACTGGAAGCCGAATTCAGTCTGGATGGTGATATCAGCGCCGCCGAGATAGTCATACAAGTCCATGACGTTCACGAAGCCGACAACGTTTGTCGCGGTTCTGTGCATCTGCTTGAACTTGTTGATAACAGCGCCCTTCGCCATCGCAAGCGCACGCTGCCAGTTGGTTTCGCTGACGCTCAGAAGGCCGGTATTCAGGTAGTCGTAGAACCGGTTCGTGACGTTGGTCTGAAGCTCATACAGGAAAGCTTCGTCGGTCATCGCGACTGCGACATCATAGCCGTATTCCTTGATTGCCTCGATAGAGACCGCCTTCGCGTACTTTTCGACGTTGATGTTCGCATAGTCCTTCTCAATGACCGTCGCTTTGGAGTAGGGAATCTCTTCTCCCTCGCCGACGCTCTGCGCGAGCGTCACGCTTGCGGTCTTGGATTTCAGGACGGTGCCAGGCTGCTTTTTGATGGGGCGCATAATGCCCAGAATGTCGCGCAGGTGCTGCCAGT